TAAAGAAAAAAATACATGATTTGGAAAAATGAACGCACAAAAAAATAAAGGAGATAGGGCAGAAAGAGAAGCCTGTATATATCTAACAGCAGCTACAGGTCATATTGTAGAAAGACGTTTTGGTGCAGGTCAGGAAAAAGATAAAGGTGATCTTGTTGGTATTCCTAATACTGTTGTACAGGTAACAGATATGAAAGATAAGAGTGAAGCGGTACTGAGAAAACCTAGAGAAGCAGAACAGCAAAGACTAAATGCAAAAGTAGACCATGCGATTACTATGGTGAGGTTTAATAAAAGACCAGGATGCAAAGAAGGTGATAATTGGCGTGTTGTTATGACTATAGAACAGTATGCAAGATTAATAAAATGAATTGTTATTGGTGTAATACAGAACTAATAGTTGGAGGTGATATTGATATTGATGAAAGTATGCACCCTGACTTATATGCAGAATATTCTGTAAGAACTAATTTATCTTGTCCTAAGTGTTTTGCTGAAGTGGAAGTACTAAAAAAAAGAAATGCATATGACTAATATAAAACTAATTTCTTGACAGGGGTATACCCTAGATGTATACTTAATAATGTAAACACTACCGAGAGGTTTTCCAAATGTCTAACACTCAAGCAATTACAAACTACGCAATAGAGTTAGCTGATACTTTAAACAGCAAATTACCAGCAGATTCAAAAGTTTATTATTGTGTATGTTGGGGTTCTAAATTCCATAGAGTATCTGCATGGGATAAAGAGTCAGAATATAGTCGTGTAAGAGTTGCAGAAGATGATAGAGTATTTTGCTTTATAGATCAGGAAACAGGTGATGTACTTGCACCAAAAGGCTGGAACAGAAGAGCTAAGGGTGTACGTTATAACGTATTAGATGACGCATCAAGAACAGCTTTATTTAACGCAAAGGAGGTAGCATAATGCAAAACTTCCTAATGATGTTAGCAGCGTCAGGGTTGTTTTATACAGCCCTTTCATCAACTCTATATGACATGACAGTTACAGATTGTAATGCAGGTATAGAACTAGCCTGTAAGGAGGTAAACAAATGAAACTTTACGAATTTATTGATCAAGCTATTAAGCAACACATAGGCTTAACTAAATATAAAAACTTTTACTTTGATGAAACTTCTAGTGATGCACTTGTTGACATTGTAGAAGTAGTAAAAAATTGTTCTATTGGAGAGTTAGAACTTAAAGAAGAAGGTGATGATTGCGAATATCTAGATAATGAGGAGCAAATATAATGACAATATTTGTACCTATTACACGTTATTCCAGATGTAAACGCTATGCAGGGGCAAAAATACAATGCCCTAACTGCAATACAATTACAACTACAGGACATTTATCATGGACAGTAAAAAGATGCCAAAACTGTAAATCAGATATTAATAAATTTGATTGGCTAATAGAAAAAGGTAAGTATTCTAAGGAGGTATAACAATATAGTCGGGAAGCCTGATAGTTAGGTTTGTGAGATACCCTAACTTGAAAGTTATAAAAAACCTATTGCAATTTATAGGAAAGACAGGGCAAGTGTTGGACTTGATCGATCTCCTGACTAATTATTACAAGTTTGTAACATAATCTTTATAGGGGTATACCCATTGCTATATTTGAAATGTACTTTAGTGGAGACACTTCCAATGAAAAATGTAAAAACAGTATGGTGCGAAGGTGCAGTAGGTTTTGCACATTGCGGTAATGTATTCAAAGCAAAGGTCTTAGATGATTCTGTAATGCATAGACCTGCTAGAAAAGGTTATGTATGGGTAGAAAGAATTACTACACCTGCTGATTCTGAAGTAGAGGTAGATGAAAAAGGTAATGTTATACCTTGGCAAGTTGAATGGCCTACTGAAAAAGGCAATGGTGATTTAGGCGATAAAGAAAAATATTTACTAGGCTATTAATTTAGCCTTTTTTATTACAGATTTGTTACAAACCCTAAATAGGGGTATACCCTAGTTATATACTATATATATACACAACCGAGAGGTTTTCCAATCATGCCAAACTTAAAACTAAACTTAACTTCAGAACAAGCACAAGCACTTTACTTAGCTTTAGACAATACAATTTACTTTGGTTCTGACTTAAAAGATAGATTTACAAAAGAACAACAAAAAAATGTTCTTGATTTATTTGCAAAAGTAAAACCATATAATCCACAATGGTCTAAATAATACTTTTAATAAACTTATATACAGCCCCTATTAAGGGGTTTTTTATTGTCTAGTTTAATTTAGGAAATAACTGCTGTTCTAACATATCTACAGCCTTATCATCTAAGGTGTTTGTAGTTTGCTTACAAATTGACCTTAGTAAATCTACAATTAATCTTTTACAACCTGTAGAGGTAAGAAAGCGTAGCAGTATAGGCTTTAAAATTTTGTACATAGCTTTGTTTTGCTTTACAAACATATTGTAGACGTTAAATTAAAAATGGTCATCTAGGGCTGTTTAATCCCCATCGCAAAGCTAGACAGCCTTTTATTACCTTCTAGGCTTTATCTCAGCTACAGCTAGTTCTACTTCTTTTAGCCTGTGAAACACCTCTTTCATATCATCGTGCATATCATCTATTTTTGTTGTTAATAATTCTATTGCTGTTGTATTCCTTACTAAGTCATCACGCGATTGTCTACCTCTATAAGATACAGAACCTACTGAAATAAAACACGCAGTAAGTAAAGCACCTGATGTAGCAGCTATAACTTCTATCACTTTTCTTAGCCTTTATCTACAGCTATTATAGGTTAAAAACCTATGTCAGAGCAAAAATCTAAAAATCCTCTACAAAAAATAAAAGAAAAATTTGACGATAAAGAAGAACAACTAGAAATATTAGGCACGTTTATAAGGTTAGGTGTTATGGTGTGGGCTGGTTTTATCATCAGCCTTAACTACATAACAATACCAGGTATGGCAAAAGATAATTCACCTAAAGATATAACCTTTATAGCGAGTGTATTTACAGGTTGTTTAGCAACATTTTCTGTGGATGTAGGTAAAAAGAAAAAAGAAGAAAAGCTAGATAAACCTAAAGAAGTTGCACAAAGTGACAATTCATACCAAACTATAAGGGTAGAAACACCTATAAAAATAATTGGTGCTACTGTGGTTGACCCCAATCCAAAAAAATGAAACGATTTCTACCTTTACTGTTTTTAACAGTTAACCCTGTCTGTTATGCAGATTTAAGTCATTCTGTTAGTCAATCTATAAAATTAACTGTTGGAGGGGCTAGTACTTCTGCATCAAGACTAGGTAATAGCTATAGCGTTAGCGGTTCTGGTGTAGATACGACTTATACACCTACAGGCGGTAGTGCTGTTTCAGATGGCATAGGTTCATTAACAATATCTAGTGGAGTTGGTAGCATACCTGCATTAGAGGCTACTCAAAAAACTGCTGGAAATAGTTTTACATTTCAGCAATCATTTAATCAGGCAGATGCAATACCTAGTTCAGCAGTTACAACTGGTGCTGCACCTAATTTTTCTGACAATGTTGTAAGTATTGCAGGTGGTACAGCAGGTGATTTAGCAGGTACTATTACATCAGGTTCTGGATCAGGTATAACAATTACTGCTGGTGGTCATAATACTGAGGCATTAGGACAGGTAACATCTACATTAATAGTTGACTAGCAATAGCTATGTATAGGTTTATATTGCTGCTAAGTTTTTACAGCGTACCTGTATATGCTCAAAGTGTAATTCCTAATTTTCAACAGGGGGTATTAACACAAAGATCAGAAACTAAATCTACAACAGTAGAAGATATAAAAAGCTTTGATATAAGGAATGGTTACCAGTTAACAATAGGTGGTGAGAATGTAAAAAGTTCTACTGGTAATTTAGCCCCTGCTGGTTGGACAAAATTAGATACAACTGTACAGGGTGTAGGCACAACATATGTTTCTCCTAATTTAGATAATAAACCTGTATTTAGTATTGTTAATGAAGGTGAAAGTTTTATGTATTACGAGACATTAGAAACACCTGGTATTACTAATTATACGCAAATATTAAGGACTACTACTATTGAAAATGTAACTGATACGCTATCTACTTTTAGTCAATGAAAAGATATTTATGTTTACTACTTTTACTTAATAACCCTGTTTTTGCTAATTCTGTTAATACTACCTCAAATTCTAGTGGGTCAGTGGTCAACCAGGCGGTGCAGGTGGTTCCTTCTAGGCAGTTTCAGTACCAAATGAACACTATTACTTGTCAGGGTGCAACATTAAATATTTCTCCATTTGTCTCTACCACATACGGATTTGCAACACCTTATGAATCGCATTTTGATAGACCAGTATATTCAAGGCGTGATATAGAAGGAAACTTTGATGATGAAAACCAACCTATAGGAGATGGTGATGTAGATGCTGGTTATAGAGGAGAAATACTTTATTTCGAACAAGTCAGAACAGGACAAAAACAATCTAATGTATCTGTTAATGGTGGTATAACAGCTACTTTTTCTATACCGCTTGATAGAACGGCTATAAAAGAATGTAGAAAAGCTATGAAAAAACAAAATGAATTATATGAAGCCTCACTAGCTGCAAAACGTCTGAACTTTGAAATGAGTAGAGCAAAAACTTGTATAGATAATTTAAAACAAGGTATTAGATTCAAAGAAGGTACAGAGATGGCTAGGATATGTGCAGATGTAGAACTAATAACACCGCCAAATGTAGAGCATACACATAAAATTAAGTAGCTTTTTTGAAATATAAACTTCTCGCCTGTTCATAATCAAACATACATTCAGCAGGGTTATATTCTTGTGTTTTAATTCCATCTGGTGTTATATAAATAACCCTACAGGTAAACAAAGTTATAGAAGGATAGTTTTGATTTAACAACGATACATAACCACCTATCTGCAACCTATGGTTTTTCTTTTTGTACTTAACTTGAGTCTTAAAATCTGCTAAACATAATGCACCTGTCTCTTTATGTTGTAATACTGCATCTAAACTACCTGCTATATCTCTTTTTCTATCTACCATGCGTAATTCATTAGCAACACATTCCCATGTATCCCACATACGATAATTAATTAAATGTTCGACCCATTGTTTATATTGTTTTGCATACGCTAATGCTAGTGTTTTATCTCTTGTTTCACACCATATCTGTGCAGCTTCATGTATTGCAGTACCACGTATTGCAGCCTGTTCCATATTTTTACTAACAAAATCACTTGTTTTTACAACATCACTAACAGATCTGGCAACATAACATTTACGTTTTAGATCGTAGTATTTATGTGGTTCTGGATAAAACTTTACAAAAGGATCTTGTACAAGAATATCTTTAATTTTGCTTTTCATATTCAACAGGATCAAAAGTTATTTTACCTGTAAGACTATTTCTATATTTTGGCAGTTTATGTACAGGTAGTGACGGCCTAGAACCACATTTTGTACGTGTTAATCTTTTCCATTTTCCTGTACCTGTCTCTCTTTCATAACCCATTGCAATAAACCAACCAGAAGGAGGTGTATCTAAATCTTCTACTGTAATAAGACCTTTTTTAACCATCATACGTAGTGTTCTTATGCCACTACCACCAAATAAACTATTCATCAGATTAAGTTCCCCATTTCATCAAACTGTACAACCCTTTGAGCAGGGTGTTTAACTTCTTTTTCTGGTTCTTTATCAAACCTTTTAACACGTTTGATCTGTTCTTCATAATGACTCATTTTTAACCCTTTC